TGCTCGATGTTCTTCAGTCGTTCCTTCTCGTTTTCCGACTTCATCATTACTTCCTCCTAATAGATTTGAGAAAAACAAAAAAAATGTAACCCCACAGCGTTGCTCGTTGGATAGTCACGTCCTCCATACCTTCTGATTCGAATCAAGCGGATCGTTACTGTTGGGTATCGGCTAATGCTTTACCTGGAATGGTGGCCTTTTTACGGGCCCATTAACTATACCTCATATGTAATATCTGGCTTAACTTCAATATCAGTGGGCGGTTGACCGTGATGTCTCTCGGGTTCAACAGAAGAATACTTCTCAGAATTTTATGTGTCTGAGGTCTTAACAGAATAGGGATTATTTATTCTCGAATATACAAATCGGAACAACTTTAACTTCAAGTCATTCATTAAGTATTTCTCCTATTATAGGCTATGTTTTTTTCGCGAAGACAAAAACCAAAGCCCCCGAAGGGGCTGAGGCTTTAGAACATCAAATTGAGGTCGATGTAACCGTCAGCGTAGAATCCTTTATCGTTGTAAAGGGTATCCTCTTTCCTGATCATTCTGCTCTCAATGGCGGTTCCACCGTTGCTTACTCGGAAGATGAAATATCTTTCATCCTTAGTAATCTTCGGTTGAACACCGTCATTTAGATATGTGATCAGGTCCAGATTTTCCTCATTGATGAGGATTCCATATCTGAACGCTTTCATACGTCTCCTTTGGGTTGGTCTCATTATAAACGATGTAATATCTGCGACCTCCCCAGAAATTTCCCCCCGGGAATTTTTTAAGTTGCAAAAAATTAAAGCCACTGTTTTAGACAAAAATATAAAGCCCCCGAAGGGGCCTTATATTGGACTTCCATTTTGACGTGTTCAGTCAGTTTTTCCGACGAACTTCAGCGCAGCGGTATTCACTAGATGAATACGCTCGTGACTGATGATCAGTAGGATTCCAACGAGATTGGCGGCAACCTTGACCTGCGTGTCCAGGCTCACAGAAGAAGGCTTCTCATCTTCCTTCATCTTGTGTAGCTTGGCTATGCGGTCTAGGATTTCTCCATACTCCTTGGAACCAACATCATGATTTCTCAGTTCTTCGAGCGCTCTTTCAAGCGCTACCTCTAGGTCTGTTTTCGGTCGTACTTTACGATTAAACATGGGTCTCCTTAGGTTTGGTCTCATTATAAGCGATGTTTTAGTCGCGAATGAGTAAAAGGACCCTATTTAACCTTCAGAAGAACCTCGTCCTTCTTAGCTAGTTCGTCTGGATGAAGATTGGTTTCGACTGACACGATTTTCTTCTTTGGAGTTTCTGTAGTGGTCAGTGTGCCGTCAAACTTGGCGTCGCTGTTGTTGTACTGTTTGGTACTGATCCCTAGCACAACACCAAGAAAGGCTTGAACCGCTATGATCGATCCCAGAATGGCTTCGCCGCCGGGAAGCCCCCAAATCTGGGCTAGAGCAAAATATAGAGTGCCACATGCGGGGAGAACAATTCCTGTTCCCCATTTCAGGCGATTAAAGACCTTATCGCTGAAAACAAAAGGCGGCGTATCACTGGTTTCGTTCAAAGTCATCCTCTCCATTATCAACTTCGTTCAGGACATTTTCCGCCCCTTTTTGCAACTTTTCTACAATCTCCCTAACTTCCCGATTTTGTCGACGTTCGGGTCGGATGGGGAGCAAATCAACCAACTTGATAATTCGTTCAGCACTACCGTCCCCACCTAAAGTTTGATAGGGCTCCCAGAAGTACTTAAACAAATCATCGTACTCGTCTTTTGTGGCAAAACCCTTCTCGAGATATTTCATACCCAAGAAAACGATCTTGTCATGAGCAAGCCCCATAATGAGTTTATTTACCGCGTCTTGTTTCTCGTACTTACGCGTTAAATATACCCAGAACCCTCCGGAGCCAGCTAGAAACCCCCCTATACCAATGGCGAGAGCTTGTAGCGCAGGGTCCAAAACACCTCCTTTCTAATCGATCATGGTCAAACCAGGATAAGCGCGTTCGCCTGACTTATCTTGGGAGCGAATATATTCAGTAATTCTGGCGTTTTGGAGAATCCCAGTATTACCTTCTACTTCGATGATGTCGCCCATGAAATAATCACTGCCATATTCGATTTGGCCAGTTTGGACAATTTCCCCATCAACCAACTTGGCTGCTCGGCGACTAAACAGTTCTTCGTTAGCCTTTTGCTGTAGAATGTTATTCAATGATGCCACCGTAGTAACTGTGGCCGGATCAATATTGTCAGCAAATACTTGGGCCACTCTTAGATCAAATCCCATAGCTGGCGGAGCATAATTCCATGCCCAACCGGCGGTAGGACCAAGCGCTTGTAAGGTTTCATTACCGGCAAACGTATACACCCAATTTGAATGATTCTCATTGGATTCGAGGTCACGAATATTCGTAAAACTATCCATTTCTGGAGAAAAACGAATGGCCGGACGAACGCTTTGACCACTTGTACGATCTAAGCCAGAATACGAACTAAATTGAAGCATGAAATCACCATCAAAGGCAAACTCAAATGTGATACGTATACCAATTTCATACGCGGCGGCAATAGCCTTTAATGCATCATAAACTGGACCAAAAGGAACCGAATAGTCATGAACAACTCCGGACAGATCTGTACCCCCGATTGACAAACCGGGAACGGGCATCAGTACAACTTGAAACGTTGGAATACCGATATTGATTGTCCCATCCAAATAAGGCGACCCCTCCATGGCGAAATTGGTCACGATAGTTTGAAGAGCTTGCCCCGCTTTTTGCCCGGAAATAACCCATTCCTTGACCGAATGATCGGCAGTAGTTCGGATAATACGGTTGTTCAACCATTCAGTAAGACTGATACCTGTGGTTTTGAGGAGTCCGTCCTTGACGTCTCGAGTTTCAAGAATCATAGGAATATCCGAGCCTTCACACATCAAGATCTGACCTCTTGGCAATTTCCCCAGCATGTCCTCTGTAGCTGGAACATTAAGTTCAAAATCGTCGTCGCCATAGTATCGCTCTGTCCAAATTGCCGATTCAAACACATCAATTTCGTCCTGCTTTGTGAGGTTAGTTTTATCTCGGGTGTAAATATCCATTAGAGACTCCCAAAACGCTCATAATAAGACAAGGACCAGGGGTGCACACCAACATTGGTTTGAATTTGAAACAAATTGATGCCTTGTCGAAAGGTGGGCCATACATATCCAGGCATTACATCATTCAAATAATTGTGCTCAGAGGCGCCGACCAATTTGGCAAATTTACTTCCAGGAATAGAACTCACCATGAAACTATGAGTAGAGTCCAATGGAATTGCTCCCGAAGAGGAAGATACAACGAAGTTTTCAATACCTAGAGCCTCGTTGTAAGTGTTTGAAATGGTGATTACGTCAGGATCTGCATCGGCTGAAGTTTTAACCTGAGCAACAATACCCGAAGGAACATTACCTTCATAATCAATTTCGAGAGGATCCATATCTGTTGATCCATCGATTTGGATCGCATCGACACTAACAAAATCTGGATCTGGGCAAATAACTGAAATAACATGCTCAGGATCCTTACTGAACATGTTGGGTTCATTTGATTCTACTTCACCGAAAATCTCCACCGGGGAAAATTCCATAGTCTCAAACACAAGTCGTATCGGCGTTTTCGGCATGAAATATTTATCCAGAAGTCGACGAAGTCTGGATACCGTCCAATCCTCCCAATCAGGATCTAATCCAATTGTAAAAACAAGATTTCGCTTTCCATAGCTACTTCCAACGCCAACTTCCTTATCAACCGATCCCATTTGAACTGTGTTGACATCAGCTTTCACCGCACCAAGACCGTCAGCGTTCCGAACTTCGAACAAATCGGTATCGGGCCGGTTAATTACGTTCCAAATAAGTGGATCAAATGGTGCTGCGGTGTTATAAGTAGTAACTTTTGTCAACACGGCGTATTCCGACCTCCTTTCTAAATATACTTAGCCGGGCCCCCACACACGGAGAAGAGGGAGGGCGGAGACCCGGCTAAGATTTACGGAGCAAGCACTGGACGAGCTTGCGACAATTGGTTCTTGGTTTGTCGATAGATCTCGATACTCGACAAGGATTCCGGTGAGTAGTTATTCTGGGTGAATTGAATCGGAGCGGCTTCGCCAGTCTCAGACGGGCGGTCACCGGTTCCTGGAACAGATATACCAGAAGCCAGGCTCATTGACGCGGTCGCTGGCAATATCGACCCAATTTGATTAGCTCCGGCTTGAATCTGAGACAGATCCAGAACTGGAGTAATGGTTGGGTTGGTATCAATATGATCCATTACGATATCGCCAATACCGCTCATGGACTTCTTAATAGCTGCCTTAGCGTCGTCGGAAACACCATAAATGGCGTCAGTAACCAAACTAGACGATTTGGTGAACCCTTGAGCCATTCCCTCTACAGAATATGCGCCGATTTCGGCGAATACCTGTGACGGAGACTTGATCTTGAGTCGCTTCTTGATTGCCTTGACAATTGCTTTTGCAATGTCTTCGGCTGCCTTGACCGCGTTCGGAATCTCGACTTTCAGACCATCGACAAGACCCTGTGTCGTCTTAATGCCTGCGTCATACATATATCCGGCGGCATGATCAGCCAACGTAGTGGATACATTACGCAAATCAGTATCCGCCTGATTAATGGCATTAACCGCGGAGGGACCCATCTTGATCAATTCGTCGGCAAATCCCTGAGCAGCAGGACCCACATCGAGAAGTTGCTGATACGTATCCGCATTCAGCCCCATTCCTTGTAGAGTATCCAATGATGCTCGGAACTGGTCGAGACTATCATCTGCCCCACCCAGAGTATTGATGTAATTCTGGACCTGAGTGGCTGCGTCGATAGGCTTACCATCAGCATCTTCAGTTACGAGACCCGGCAGAGCAGAGAATTTCTCAAAGGTCTGATCGAAGAGACTCTGTCGCTTCTGTTTAAGATCTTCAAGAATCCCAGTCTGCTTCTCCAGTTCCGTATTCAGATCAGCAACCTTCTGCTTAGCTGCAGCTAGCTTATCGATCTGCTCCTTATAACTAGGATCGGTAAGGATAAAGGTAGAAACCTTAGTAAGAAGCTGAAACCGCTGTTCCTGCATAGCGATTGTCTTTCCCTCTTCTGTGCGAATTTTCTTCTGATCCGCAATATCCTTATCTATCTCAGCAATTCGCTCCTTGCGCCTCTTGTCGTTCTTGATCTTCTTGGCGCTGTCTCGAGCATCATCGAGCTTATCGAGCTGATTGTTGGCCGCTCGAATCTTTTGAGTTGATTCCAGAATAACCTTCTCAATTTCGGCCTGATCGCTGGCAACCTGAGCAATGAGATCTGAACCAGCTTGAGTAATTGGATCAATTACCGTACGATCCATCCCCGAAAGGAGTCCGTCGGTGAAAGCACCGGCAAGACTGTTACCCATGTTAGTAAGGAACTCAATGTTCTCAGCACCGCCAATCTTGGCGAGCTGTCTCTGGAAATCATCATCAAATGTACTCAAAGCTCCGGCCATGGCGAGAGTAAACGTCACGCCAAACCGTCGAGCCAACTCATCAGGCAACGGCAGTGCTACGGCACCAAAGGCCTTCTTGACTAGATTGAATCCCTTCTTAGGCAGAGATCCAATTTCATCCTTAACCTTGGCTAGTATCTTTCCACCGAGACCATTAAGACCAGAGATAATACCCTCTACAATAGCCTTACCAATATTACCAAGCGCTCCGATGAATTCTGGCTCACGTCTACGAATAACATCAGCAAGACGATTCATCATCCTAATAACTGCTGTGGCAACCCTATCAACTTCCTTAGGAATCTGGTTGGCAACAGTTGTGATGAACTTGGTAACTGTCTTCAAAGCCGCAGTGGCGACTCGACCCGCCGCATCTCCAATACCCTTAACGAACTTGATAATTACGTTCGTCCCGGCACGGAGTACCTTGGGCGCTCCGTCCGCAATGGCATCAAGCCAACTGGTAATTACCTTTACACCAGCGGTTGCAACCTTTCGAATATTGTTGGAAATCCCCCGGAGGAAATTCACGATAATGTTTGCGGCGGCCTTTACTACCAAACCTATTCCGTTGGCTATTCCCTTAAGAATTGCCGCGAGAATTTGAGCACCGCCAGAAATAATCTTTCCAAGATTACTGGCAATGGCGCCAAGGAACTTGCCCACAATAGTTGCTACCATTTTGACAACACTGCCAATGTTCTTGCCGATGCCAGTAAGCAACGCCTTCAACATTGAGATTCCGGTCTTAACCAGATTCGGAAATTCCTTACGAAGTACATTGAATACCAGCTCGAGAATGGCGATAAACGCCTTCTCCAACTGTGGCGCAGCTTGAACTATGGCAAGTGCCATCAGAGAAATGATTTTCCCGATAGCCTTGACGAACTGCGGTGCTGCCTTGGCTACAGACTCAACCAGTTGCAGCAGAGCCTTGACTAGACCCTTGATCACCTTCGGCAATGCCTCGGCCAATTGGACCAAAGCATCGACTAGGATCTTAACTGCGGCGGGACCAGCTACCGCAACGGCAGCTAGGCCGGTACCAATAAGAAAGACCCCAGCGCCTGCGAGTGCAAGACCCGCACCAACCGCAATTAGGGCAGCGCCCAGGGCTAATATTGCAGGAGCAACGGGGGCAAGAACAACTCCAGCCACACCCAGTAACGCGAAGGCGGCGGCTAGAGCAGTTAGACCCTTGACTATCTGACCCCATGATTGATCTCCTAGTGTCTTGAGAGCTGGTGCCAGGATGGCTATACCGCTGGCCGCAACAAGAAGTGCTGCTGATCCAGCAAGAGTTCCTGACATGGCCATAAGCCCCAGCGCCAATAGCGCAAGCGAGGCGGCCATAGTACCCAGACCCTTAGCAATTTGCTCAATGGACATACCGCCCATGACTCCGATGGCCTTGCTGATCTTGCCTAGAGCAACACCAACCAGAATCAGACCAGCAGCAGTAACCACCATTGCCGGTCCTGGCATCAGTTGCATCGCAAGACCAATTGCCGCAAGAGCCACAGCAATCGAGCCAATACCCTTGGCAAGGACCTTCATGTCCATGTTGCCCAGAGTTGCAACCGATCCAGCGATCAGCTTCAACGCGGCACCAATTGCAATCAGACCAACGCCCATGGCAATCATGCCACTTGGGAACAGGTTGGCGGCGGCACCGATTCCAGCCAAAGCAACGGCAATACCGCCGATACCCTTAGCCAACGTTGGCATATCCATGCTACCAAACGACTTCACAGCCTTCGCTAGAATATTCATAGCGACTGCGATGATCGTAATACCGGCGCCAGCACGGATCATTCCGGCGGAATTTGCCGACAACGGTCCAGATGCTGCAGATATACCAATAAGCAGAACCGAAACTGCACCCAAACCCTTGGCCAGTTCTTCCCAGCTGAGCTTTGACAAAGAATATACGGCGATTGCCAATAGGTCAATAGCTCCAGCAAGCAGAATCATTGATGCCGCAATAATGGGCATCTTGATGAAACCACCGGACTTACCAATCTTGTCCATGATGGCCATGGCGCCCAAGAGCTGACCAAAGCCAATCGTAATAGCCGTAAGCGCACTGTTCAAACGCTTCGGATCGACCAACGAGAGACCGACAATAGATGCTGAGAGCAGAGCAATCGAAATCGCAATGTTCTTCAGTGTGTCGGACTTGACGTTCTGCTGCATCGTCTGGATAGACCCAGTTAATGCGTTGAACGTTCCGCCAATCGATCTCGTCAGGCCTCCTACTCCCGTGAATGCCTGAACTATTGATTTGAGAACACCCCCCGCCAGAGCATTACCTAGACCACCAGCAAGAGCCTTCTTCAGAGTCAAGAATATGCCGCCAAGAAGACCAATCTCGAGCACCTTGAATATGGCGTCGAAATCTGCATCCTTGAGTGCGTCGGCAACCGTCTGAGACAGCCCTTGCACCATTTGGCTTAGACCCTCTAGGGCAGGCTTGGCAATTTCTCGAGTTTGACCCACACTACCCAGGAATGAATCCCAAGCGCGTTCGAGTCCCTCGATAATCTTCTCCAATGGACCAAGCGACTCTGACGCGCGCCCGATACCCTTAGCTCCAAACGCTTCCCCAATTGCGTGGGCAAACTTTTGAAGCAAAACGATCGGTGTCGACAGAATACTGCCAAATCCATCGAAGAACTTGCTAAGCTTGTCGCCGTTCTTAAGGGCCTTGTCCAACGAAACGAGGAAATCGCCGATATTGCCCGTCAGATCGAGGAAACCTCCAGAACCGCTACCGACAGCACCGAACAACTTGCCGATAACGCTGATGAATCCTCCAATGATCATCTTGCCAATATCGAGAACCGCAAAGAATCCCCGGAAAGTCCTCCGGAGGTTTTCCGTAGTTTCCTTACTGGGTTCCAATGCCTTGGTAAACCGCAGCAATGCCCGAGTCATACCAGCAAGATCTTCGCCAGATTTCCTTGGGAAAATATCGCGGAAGGCCTTACCAATTGGCCCGATAATCTTGTTCAGATCTTCAAATGCTTGTTTGAAGGAGTCAATAAGAGCGGTACGACCGCCAGACGCCTTCCAATCTTTTAGCATCTGATTTCTGGCGTTGGCTTGCTTGTTAACAAACCCGCCAATAACACCAGCCAGACCTGTCCAGAGCTTCTTGGCTTCCTTGAAGTCACCAAATATAATCTGGAAAGTCTGCGCCCAACCGGAACCTATCGCTTCCTTGGTTGTATCAACAAGCTGAGAGAATGTCTTAACTTGTGTTGCTGCTTCAAGAGCGGTCTTGGCTTGTGCACGAATCGCCTTGATTTGCGCGTCATTGAACCCCTGTGCCTTGAGCTGTGCTTTGGATAGATCACCAGAGAACTGCTTAAGGGTGTTTGTCAGAACGTCAGATGTAAGCCAAGAAGTCTGGCCCGGCTTTGCTTGGATTGACTCACGGAAGGACTGTCCTTCAATACTGACATTCTTCATCGGGCCCTTGAGCTGAACCGCACCGTCCTTCAGCTTGCCCATTGCTTGAGCCGTCTGGGCTAGGGCCCGCTGGAACACGGCACCACCCATGCCCGCGTTCACAACACTGTTCCAGTCCTGCAAACTTACTCGACCAGACGAAATGGCCTGAGACAGCTGATACATCGCAGTCGAGGCTTGTTCAGCGCTCGAGCCCGACAATGCGGCCAAGTTCGAGATACCCTTAATCGACTTGACCGACGTATTCAGATCCACACCGGCCGCCGTGAAGGTACCGATGTTCTTGGTCATCTGACCAAAGTTGTAGATCGTCTTGTCGGCGTACTTGTTCAGCTGATTAAGTGCGCCATTGACGTCCGTGATGTTGGTACCCGCGGACGCGGTATTCGCCAGAATCGTCTGAACTGAATTAAGCTGGTTCTCGTATTCATGCAAACCATCGAGAACTGGCTGAAAAGTGAATTGTTTGACGAATTGTGCCCCCGCGGCAATTCCGCGCTGAGCAATACTGGCAAATGTGGCTATAGCTGTTAGCCGCAGCGCACCTAGTTTACTACTGATTGAATCAACACCACTGGCAATATGAGAAAGGTTGACACGATTAGCAGAGGCATTAAGCTGATCCAGTCCCTTGCCCGCGTTCCGAAAGTCCAAAGACTTCTTGAGCTTGTCGAGCGAGCTGAGCATCTTCTGGGTTCCAGCTTCGAACTTGCTGGTTTCAAAACTTGCTGAAACTACACGATCGTCGACAGTTCGTGCCACTACTTAGTCACCTCCCTCCAAATCTCATCGATCATTTGGTCAAATATGGGCTGAATTGCAGGCATAATGTAGTCACGGCCTTGTACGTAGCCTCCGGTACCGGTTCCGTGACCGTACTGCAGGATAACGGCGATAGGGATGCCGTCTTCCATATGCGTGTTATGCCAGTGAATGGCGTAATAGCCTTTTTTACGAACTATTTCGTAGGTCCAGGAATTGGCGGTTTCACTACTGTCTACAGGAGTAGCCGCCCGCAGAGCAGCCACGCCTTGCTGAGCATATTTCTCAAGAACAGCAAAAGCGTTGGCGCTCTGTAGACGTCTAAGA